GCACGTCCGATGGAGAGTATGAGTACGATCCGGTAGATGTCACATGGGACGAAGAGATAGAATGTATAATTATTCAGGAGGGATAATTATGGAAGAGAAAATAAAACAATGTCCCGAGTTTCCCTTTTTCGGCGCATCTTATCCAGACGCACGTTGTATCAATGGATATTTATGGGATTTGGATAAATGTAACGAAAACGGAGAACTATATGGAGAGGGTGATATCCCTTGTCCGTTCTGCAAGACCGAGGAATTTATTGAGCATGACCCTTTTTCCAAGGAAGATGAGTTCTATGAAGGTATTGAAGATGAAGAAAAAGCCAAGAGGAAAGCTCGTGAATGGTACTTATCTTACATCGATAAATTGAGGGAAAGATATGGCTAAAGAATACGCTATAGGCGAGACGTTCCGTCAAGGGAAGGTTAATCTAAAGGTTTGCGAGGGTCTTTGTATTGACTGCTATTTCTTCAACAGAAAGAAAGAAGAATGCGCAAATATGGCTTGTTTGGATTTCCAAAGAGAAGACAATCAAGATGTAATATTCTTAGAAGTGAAGGAGGAATAGAAATGAGTTGGGGAATGAACGTCAGGCAAACCAATGATAACGGAGAGAACACCGTTATTGAGGTCTGGTTCCATGATAATTTTATAGCCTTTCATTATCATGGATGGATAGACAAAAAGCAAAGGAAGATAGCGGAGAAATGTACACGTCACCGTTATATATGGGGTAAGTACTATGTCGCAATGGAGACAATACTACCCTTCTATGCGGTGAGAAAGTTTCTAATGACACCGAAATGCTGGGTTAACTTTATTAAGTGGTTTTATAGGGCATGGAAATACAATAGGAGGATAAAGCATGAATAAAATAATGTTCAATGATCGATTTAACCTAACCAAGTTAGTTCTTGAAGGTATAAAAACACATACAAGGAGACTTGAGCTCGATTGCAATATAAGATTTTATATTTATAACTATGAGGGCTCATATCCGAAAATAGAGGATAATAAGATTTGTATTTATTCCGATGACGGTTATCTCCTTGCCACTAGAAATACTCGGTATAAAATCGGAGAAGAAGTTGCCATAGCGCAAAGTTACAGTCAATGCGGCAATTTCCCTGATTATGAACTCGATGAAGACGGTTATCCTGTAATGCCGAAAAGAAGCGGATATTTCAACAAGATGTTTGTCAAAGCGGAGTTAATGCCATACCGTATCCGCATAACCAACATAAAGATAGAACGGATGCAAGACATATCGGACGAGGACTGTTTGAAAGAAGGCATAACCGAAGTATCCGGAGAGTTCGAGGCGCATACGGTACTGCAAAATGGTTATTATGGAGAAAGGCTAAGAGTTATCAAAAGATATTACGGAATTCAGTATTACGAGTTGGGAGAATCACCACGAGAGGCTTACGGGACTTTGATAGACAAGATAAGCGGTAAGGGAACGTGGGAATCGAATCCATATGTTATAGTTTACGAGTTTGAATTAATTAAATAAACAATCATGAATCAAATTTGCACGAATAAAGAACAATCATCCCGGCTATTAGAGGCCGGGGTGAGACCGGGGACGGCAGACTTCTATCTGCAACGCATAACGGAAACCGAAGATTGGTCAAGCGATAATGTCCAAGATCAGATAATTGAACCTTGGATGAATAAGCCGGGGCTATTAGATATGGTTGGTCGTTATCCGGCGTGGTCCTTGTCCCGGTTGATTTGGATGATGCCTAAATCGTACCAAGACGATATAGACGGAATGATTTATTACCTATCCGGAAATTTCGTTGAGTTAATGTACGCATCGGACTGGATCAAGGACGGGGAAGGTGACAATACTTACAATTGCGCAAAATCCTTCGACAAAGAGAATCTGATGGACAATGTGGTTGACGCTATAGAATGGCTTATCAGAGAAGGGCACTTGAATAAGAAATTCCTAACAGATAAATAAATATGAGCAAGATTGATATGAGACTGACAGTAGAAGAAGCGGCTCATTTATTCGCTGAAAGCAGGAGTAGCGGTAGTGCATTCCCGGCGTATTATCAGGGATTTATTGCAGGTGCCGAATGGCAGTCCTGTCAGTCCCCGTGGATAAGCGTGAAGGAACGTCTACCGGAAAATCAAGACATAGTCTTGGTTAGAGGTGAATACGGGGGCAAAGCCACCGCTTATCTACATGGCAAGGATAGTGGCTTTATCATTTACGGGGAGGACGCTTATAAGGTATTCGGGGAGGTTACCCATTGGTGCCATATTCCCGATCTTGGGGAATAGTATAAACCGAGCCTTCATGGGAAGGCTCATAATTTAAATAACATGTGCGTACTTATTTACGACGGGGATGTAGAAATACAATCCCCTAAACAACTAGAGGATCATTTCCCGCAAATCACGAAAATGATCCCAGCGGAAGGGTATGACAATATCATACCGGAATCTTGCCTGTGCCAAGTGGACATAGAGAATACTCTTGATAGTGCCGGAATAAAGTATATTGAAGATTGCGGGGACTATATAATCATTAAATAATAAATAAATTGAAATCATGAGATTAAGACAAGCAAAGAAGATAATGAAAAACTTCCAGTTATATCCCGGGATGTTATGGATATATGGAACCGGAAGACTGGATAAAGCCAACAATATAGTGCTACATCATTATTCTAGGGTGAAACCCGGAATAAAAGCATGGAACATTTTAATGGATAAAGATCCGTTATTGGCGACCAAGATACTTAATGGGTTAATCAAATCAAAGAATCCATGAGTTTATTTAAACTTTTATTGTTTATTTGCAAAAAATATTTTTTTATGAGAATTATAAAATCGGACACAGGAAACGAGGTGAAAGTATTCGCCGAGACATTTGAATATGAAGCTTATGAGCAAGTTAAAAGACTCGCAAACTATGAGGCTTATCAGAATTCAATTATTAGAATAATGCCAGATAGCCATGCTGGTAAGGGATGTACTGTCGGTACTACAATGACAATAACCGATAAGGTAACCCCAAATTTAGTTGGGGTGGATATTGGTTGCGGTATGCTTACCGTGGAATTGGCAGATCAATCCATAGACTGTGAGAAATTGGATTCCGTTATAAGGGAAATGGTTCCCAATGGGTTTGATATACATGACACCCAAAAGGAGAATTTTGATTTTTCAAACCTACGATGTGCGAAGCAAGTAGATTTAAATAGGGCTTATCTATCACTCGGTACGCTTGGGGGCGGTAATCATTTTATAGAGGTGGACTATTCAGAAAGAAACCATAGGTACTATTTGGTTATTCACTCTGGCAGTAGAAAGCTGGGAGGCGATGTTTGTAAGCACTATCAAAATTTGGCTGCAAATACAGAAAGTGATCGGGCGATAGAGGTACGTAATACTATTGCCAGATTGAAAGCAGAAGGTAGGGAAAGGGATATTCAGGAAGCGATTAAGAACATTTCTATTCCCGGTAAGGACAAAGAGCTAGCGCATCTTTCAGGTAGTGATTTTCACGACTATATTAATGACATGGCAGTAGTACAACGTTTTGCTGTACTTAATCGTGCTACTATGGCAGCGATTATCATTAAGGGGATGGGATTTACTGAGGTAAATAGATTTGAAACCATACACAACTACATTGATTTTAGCCGTATGATCCTTAGAAAAGGAGCTGTAAGTGCTGAGCTTGGAGAAAAGCTACTTATTCCTATTAATATGCGTGATGGATCGCTCATCTGTATCGGGAAAGGAAATCCCGACTGGAACTATTCAGCGCCGCACGGGGCCGGACGTTTGATGAGTCGGAACAAGGCAAAGGAGTTACTCAGCATGGAGGAATACCAAGAATCTATGAATGGAATATACACAACTTCTGTAAGTAAGGCCACAATAGACGAGGCCCCACAAGCGTACAAGCCAATAGAGGAGATAATCACCGCTATTACTGATACAGTAGACATTATAGATGTTATTAAACCAGTCTATAATTTTAAGGCGCAAGAAACAAAATCATAACAGGCACATCAAGTGTCTAATCCGAGCCATCACCTCATAGAAGTTGACAGGCTCGAAATCCAAGGAATCCGTAAGGCGGTCTATCTCCCGTCTTACGGATTCCTTTTTCTTTTTATCTTCTTTTTTCTTTCCCATAACTCATCGTTTATATCGTTCCTGTGACAATGGCAATCGCAGATGAACATCCTTATCTCATCGGACATCAAGGCTCCTATATCGCCAGCCAAGTAAGCGATAGGCTCCCCTCCGATCTCCATATCCAAGGCCAAGGACATATGATCCGTCAAGTGCCGGCACTCATGGTACAGGGAATTGGCGAACTCCCTATAGGACGAGGTCCGGCCTATCACCATGACGGATTCCCGGCTGCGGTAATTAGAATAGGTCAGTCCCACGTCCAGCTTGCAGGAGCCTACGTTGCCATAAGCCTCCCGTATCTTGCTTTCCGGGCAACCGGCCCTCCTCAATAGGGCTATGATATCGGATGTCCTCGAGCAGGTGACGTTATACAGCACGTGGATCACCCAATCGTATCTCTTGATATGGTAATCCCGTCGTATCATCTCCTTACCGTCTTGAACTCCCGCTCTATCCTCCTCCTTTGTTGCCGGGTGAGATTGGTTGCCTTGAGATTGCCCACCACCTCGGATACCTTGTCAAAATCCTTATCCGGCATACTCGCCAGCACGTCCTTGGGGGACTCTCCCTTCAAGATCCTCAGTATGTAGCCCCAGCCTCTCATCACATCATCTCCTCCCAGATTATAGGCGTGCCGGACCCGATGCAATCAGCGTAGAACCGGGTGAACACTATCCCGTCGTAAGCGTCCGGATCGTCGCAGACGTTCTTGACATAAAGAGCGGCGTACTGCTCGTTAGGCACTGAGGAGCCAAGGTAATCGGCCTTGCACATGTTGGCGGCGTAAACATAATCGTATCCACCCTTTTTCTTCACGTCCACGCTATACTTCTTCAGCATCTCATCCACCTGTTCCTTCGTGAAAGGGGTTATCTTGACCTTCTTCCCGTTTCCGTCCTCCTTCTCCATCATGGATACGGCCCAATCGCACATGGCCTTGGAGAAATGCCAGCCATACGCCTTCAGGTAGGATCGCATGCCGGAAGGGAAATCATCATACATATCTAGTCTCATATTCCTCTGTTTTTTAGGAGGGGGAAACCGGTCCCCCCCCCTCATGGTTATCTACGATATCGTCTCGAGTAGCGTCCGGTGCCCGGCACCCCACGGCGATTGCCATAACCGCCACCGGATGATCCACGACCGCCGCCACGGTTACCGTAGCCGCCACGCTCCCACATCTCACGGAACTCGTCGTCGTCCTCGAACTCATCGTCTTCGTCTTCCTCCATGCGGTTGCCATAGCCTTCCATGGCCTTCCGCTTTCCTTCCTTACAGCCAAGCTTATAGGCCTCCTTCGCCAGTTCTAACATATCCTCGTCTTCCATGGCGTCGAATTCCTCGATCAGCTCTCTCAGTTTTCTGCTATATGTTCCCATATCACTCTGTTTTTTTATTCTTGTTATTATTACCGTTCACGGAACCGACAAGTTGCTCCATCATGGCAACCAACCTTGCGTTAGCCTCCTTCAGATCGGACATCTCGTTTCTCATGTTAGCGATCTCACTCTCCCTCTCCTTCTCCCGGGCAAACTCAGGGTTCAGTATTACCAGCATCTTCTCGCACCCCTCAATCACGGATTTATGGTAATCGATGCTGTCAAGTGCCTGTCGGCTTTGCTGCATCATGGCGTTGATCTCCGTATTCAGGGCACCTAGATCGCATGACACAACCAGTTTCTCCCCGTTTGTAGTGGGGTAATCCGTAATGGTAACGTCGGACAAGACGTTGGAGAAGCTGACGTTGTCCTCACCTACCTTGGCCTTTATGTCCACCACGATTTTAGCTTGCGGACCATACATATTGAAATTTGGATTCTCCGGTCTCGGAGGGGACACGCTGACTATGCTTCCAACCTCACAAAACGGCGTATTCCCCTTATGAAGGATATATAAAGGATTCCCTTGTCTCTGATTCTTGAACATATTTCTTGGTTTTTATGAGAGCCGGATCGCTCCGGTCTCTCGTTGATACTCTATCACACCACTCCCGTCATTATCTGGAGCGTATTATTGCCCGACTCATAGTAACACAAGTAGATTCCGGTGCCGGTTATATCGGATGCCGTGACATCTGCGCCGTTAATGGTCGTTAGCGCCTGCGTGGAGCCGTTCGTGTCAAACACTACCGGCAACGTCCCGGTAGTACCAGCCGGGATAGGCTGGGCCAGACGGAACAAGATCAACCCGCTAAACGGGGCTGACAGGAACGGGTGATTGCGGAAGGAGAAACGAACGTTGGTCGTCCCGACCGTAACGCCCGTGCTCTCCAAACGTGGGATACCGTTCTTGTTCGCCATTATGAAAGGACTAATGAATGCCATAACTCTTTATTTTTAGGTTATTAACTCATTATCCCCATCCGTTGCCGAAGTTTCCCCAGTTACCGAGACCTAGGCCTAATCCGTACTGGGCGGCCACGCAAGTGGGTATGCCTACCACGGGGGAGTAAGGAACCTTTGCCACCTCCGGCTGGTTACACTCGATCTTGGCCAATCTTGAGCTCAAATCACCCAAGGCGTTACCTAGAGGGGCGGTCTGCGCCTGTAGAGTAGCGGCGAAATAGGCGTTCTGGTTGCTTTGGGAGATCTGTCCTTTCAAGGCTAGGTTCTCCGCCGTCAAGCGATCCATCTTGTCTTGTTGATACAAGTTCTTGAAATCACGAACCTCGTTGATGATATCACGGGTGTTCTGCAGACCTGAGTCACGGAGAGTCAACGTGTTGTTGTTCATCGTATTCACCAGCGTGTTTGTCTGGTTGCAGCTAGCCAATTGGTTCTCGTAGCCCATCTTAGTGATGTTGTTGTTAACCGTGCAGCAGCACTCGGCGATCTGGCTCAATAATTGATTGTTACCACTTTGGACGGCGTTAATGATTTGTTGGGAACTCATGCCTACTTGGTTACCCACGCTCTGGATCTGTCCTTGGATCTGGCAGATAGCATTTTGTAATTGTTGGGTTGAGCAATTCAAGGAAGATGACAATTGGCTGATAGCCGTTCCGTTTCCTTGGATAGCGTTCATCAACAATTCACGACCAGCGTCATTGTTCAATTGAGCCGGTAATCCGTTAGCCCCGTTGTTATTGCCGAAGCCGTTGTTGCCGAAACCTCCCCATACGAAGAAGAGCAGGATGATCCAGATCCACCAGCAACCGCCTCCACCCCAAGCGTCTTGGTTGCCTTTGTTGTTCATTAACGCGGCGACTAAGTTGGGGTCTAACGATTTTCCACCACCGCCCATCAAGCTCGGGAGAAAGGCCATGATGTCAAACTTACTTCCACCGGAATTACCTCCTTCGGGAGTACCGATAAAATAATTTCTATCCATTATCTTTAATTTTTGTCGTTAATCCGGCACCATTACCGGACACGACAAAAATCATGAGAAGTGCTCTGCTAAATAAATATCTCCTTGCTAGCTTGTTGCGAGGTTGTTGCTAGTTCTTTGCGGAAGGGGATGAGACAAAAAAAGCGCCGCCAATTTGTATTGACGACGCTTTTACCTTTTAAGGGAGGCTTTATAATGATATGGAAAGGAGCTCTTCTCCTAATTTATGCAAGGCTTTTTCCAATTTTAAGCTTTGTTCGGGTCTAGGATTTCTTCCTCCAGAAGCATAATGCCATAATTGTTTTTGATTTATCCCTGTAATACGTTCTAAACCAGCCTTTGAAAATATGCCAGAATAAAACTCCAACAAAGACCGTACATCCATTTTAAACACCAACTCGTAATCACCTTGCAACTCTTCCGGAATATCACAGCCTAACTCCTCACATTCCGAAACAAAGGTATCAATAGATTCTATCATACCCATTTTTATCTCATCAATAGTTTTTCCGGTAGCTATTATACCGTCCAAACCATCAATATAAGCCGAGTAATTATTGTCGGCCCGTTCAATGATAACTCTTAGTGTGTGCATACATTTTTGTCTTTTTTTCTTCTTATGTTTTTCATGTATTAATTCAAAAGTTTTCTGGAGGCGGCATCAGCAGGACTATTTAAGTCCTGCCTCCCTTAAAACGGAATTCAACGTCCCTTCCTTTAGATCATCGTTGAGATTACCCGGAATTACTATGGGTCTTCTGGCTCCTTTCCTATAGTAAATCCTATGATCTCCACGCATCCGGACAAAACGCCATCCGTTTTCTTCAAGTAAGGATATAACATCCTTGACTCTCATTACCATTTGGCCTCCTTTCTTTTTTAATTATAAAAAAAAGATAACAAACAACGAAAGTTTGACAGGGGCAAAGGTAACTATAATTCTACTATATCCAAACAAAACGATAACTATTTTTTCTACCATTTCGTATATACAACTATTTTAAGATCAAAAAAGTTCACGAATATAGAGGATTTTCTATAGCTAATTTTTCCTTCACGCTTTCTAATACTCCTCTCAGGAAATAACTCCTCCTTATCCTGTCCGGGTACAAGTTACGCATCCGGTTCACGGCTTGCCTCGTCATTCCAGTCAGATCGGATATGATATTGTCGCTCAACTTGCGATCGGCCAGTATGGTTATAGCCACTCCCCGAGCGTCAACGTTCCTCTCCTTGTTGTTGCTAAACATCATTATCGGATCGGTCCCGCACTCCTTGCAGACTGCCTCTATCACTTTTTTGTAAAAAATTTCCACCTTATTCATAAACTTTTTATTTCGTGGTTTGTTTTACTATCAAGCCGGGCAAAAAAATGCACGGCAGAAGAAATAAAGAATCTCTCCCGTCGTGCAGCGATAATTAAAACAAACTTCCGATCCGTTTTAATTCGTGGGGAGATTCTTTCTTTATCTCCCCGCCAACTCGTCCTCTCGGAGTCATTGGATAACACTATGTATCAATATTAAATCACCCTCTCTTATTAATGATCCACCATAACATGGCAGCAATCATTCCTCCTACCAACAGATACCACCATACCCTAGGATGGATAAGCCTCGTTTCCTTATCCACGTTTATCGTTTCTCTCTCATCGGAGACGACCGTCTTGTTATTCGTCCGTACCTCTGTCATATCAGATCCGGACGAAACGATCTTCTCGCCGGATTCCTCTCGCTCCTTACCTATGGTTATATCTGAGGTCTTGACTGGATACTGATTCCCCACACTATCCGGACCAGACCACTCGACAACCAAGATATGGGCATTCAGCCTCTCGTTAGATAATATGCGCTCTATGATCGAAAGGCTATCTTTTTTAAGTACGCTATCCGATAGACTGACACTTGTAGTGGCATGCCTCTCCGTATCCGTGGATTTCTTGGAGGTTCCACAGGCACAGAAAAGGCATAACAATATGACGTACCATATTCTCATAGTAAGTTCCACCCTGCTATAACATCCGACATATCAGCCTCCCTACCATTCTCCACCTTGCTCATCGCTGCCACGATCCGGATCATCTGCTCACGATCGTTGATGTTGATAGGATCATCAGCCGGGATACCGGCGTAATCTGATACGGCCTTAATGTAAGCGTCCGTATCATTCTCGTTTTCCGGCGCCCAGCGACCTATCATTTTGCGGATCGTATCCAGTCCGTAGTTCTTGCGATAATTAGATAGGATACGGAATACCGACCTGTATCCATAGGCCATCGTCTCGAACTGCTTAAACGACTTGTCCTTGCTCGGACGTATCTCACCTTGGAACAAGTCTCCGTTGATCCGGATGTTTCCCGGGTTGTTGTTCCGATACCCACGAGGTAAATTATTTTTCCCCATATTTTACTCTCCTTTCTTCTTTTTATTCATGGCATTGGATAAAGCGTTTGTCAAAGCGTCCTCCAAAACCTTTTGCGTTACAACCTTACCGATCATGTCGGCTGTCTTACTCGCCTGCCTCCTTTGTTTGGCGTCAGCCTTCTCCCAGATAGACCTAACCTCCGTTATCAAGATAAATACGGTCACTATCGAGGATACGACCGGGACATTGGTCAAGAAAGGCAGATGGATAAATTCCCAGAACCGGCACACGTAGCAAACCGAGTCTATCCCGCACGCTATACATACGCTACCAGCGTAAAGTATGAACTTACTGACCGTCCTACGCATGCCATACGAATTACGCTCCTCGCCCCTCAATTTAGCCTTGTAATAACCCGAGGCGAAATCCCACCCCATCGCCACCATAACGATGAACATCTCAAACACGACTACAGTCAGTAGCTCCCTCATACTGCAAATCATTTTAAAAAATTCCATTCTTCCGATCCTTTTTTTTTATTTAGTTATAAAACCACTATGCTCTCCTCCTCTCTCGCCGCCTCCCACTCGGCGAAATCGCTATCCACACGGTCTTTCAGCGCCTTCCTCTCATTAAGGAACGTCTTATAAGACTCCACGTATGACAAGTCCAATATGCCTAGCTGGGCGGCGTTGTAGTCGTTCAGCTTCTTTTGCTCCACGTCCTTGTCCCATAGGGCGTTGATACAGGCCTCCAATATCTTGTTGGCAGTTAACGTGGCCCATATCCTGACCTCGTTGTAACTATAGGAGATCACGGGGGCCATATCGTCACCCATCTCCCTTGTCTCCTCTCTAACGTCCCACCGGTACAGGTAGGAACCGTCACCGTCCCGCTCTATTTTAGGCGGCATTGTGTCGCTCCATGATCGCTTCATAAAACTCTGGTTTTAAAATTTTCTTAGCTAAATGCTTGCTATCGCTATCATATATCCAGCCCAGCCAACCGGCTAGACCTGCCTTGTATTCCGTTAAGGATATATTCGGGACTTTATTCAATCTAGCCGCCGCACGACATAGATTTTGCTTAGTCCTCTTCCTTTCCGTATATGCTCCTTATAGAAAACGAACCCCACGAAATCTATACCACGGCCGCTTTTATCCGATCTTCTCTCAGCGATCTTAAATATCTGGTAATTCCCTTTCAGCTCCAACTTCAACACAGCCAATCTATCGATAAGCCACGGAAGTAATACGTTTCTCAAGAAACACTTATCATGATGGAAAAAAGTCATGTCATCCGCGTATCTGATATAATGCCTTATATCTATAATCTCCTTTATCTCGTGATCCAGATAGGCGAGATAAAGATTCGCAAGATATTGGCTAAGATAGTTCCCGATCGGAACGCCGGGAGCGGAATCAATGATCTCATCCAACAACATAAGCAAGCGATCGTCCTTGATCTTCTTCCGAGCGATGCCTTTCAACACCTCATGGTCTATTGACGGATAGAATTTGCGGATATCAACCTTGAGGCAATAGACGGATTCACGATCGGACAAAGCCCGTCTTGTCCTCTTATACGCCTCCGTTATTCCTCTTCCCTTGATACATGATGTCGTATCAGCCGTGAACACGGAAACCCATATAGGTTCCATGACGTTCATTATGGCATGATGCAATATCCTGTCCGGATAATAAGGGAGCTTGAAGATGATCCTTTCTTTTGGCTCATAAATGGTATCAGTCCGGTACTTGGAAGTCTTGAACGTGCCATCCAGCAGAGACTTTAGTAAACGGCTTAGATTACCCTCTTTGTCCTTGTCGAACAACCTTATGCCGTATGAATCCTTCTTTCCCCTTCGGGCTTTCATGTCCGCAAGTATCAAGTTGTCCATATTCGCTATCTTATCAAATAAATTCCCTATTCTCTTCATTTTATTGTCATTAATTTGCTTTTTATCATAGGGAGTCTTCGGTTTCCCTACCAACACCCTTTATATGGGGAGACTTTTTTCGCCAAGAGGCGAGGCCACCATCCCTGTTTGTTATCTAAATATCTTTTCCCCTCTCTAAAAGTATAGGCGTGAACCGATGTTACGATTCGCATCGGAAGGCGCATTATTCGTATTCACGTTAGCGAGGCCTGCATTCGACCTGTTGTCCGCGTTACCGCCAACCAGCACCACCTAGGGATGATCGACCCTCATTCCGTCATTCGAGATAATACCTGTTCCCGGAGGCTCGCATCGTCACTTTCCTAGGGAACTTGTCCATCTCCTTTATCTTACCAAGAACGTACTTGATCTCTTGGGAGTTCGTAAAGAATTTCTTGGCATCACTATCCTTATCCTCTAGATTCTCCTTGATCATGACAAGCGCCCTGTCTTTCCCGAACTTGGTGGACACGCCATCCATGTAATCAATTACCCAGAACGTGAGATTCGTCAACTTCTGTTGGGTGATCTCCGGACAATTAAAATGCCTTGAGTTCTTATCCCTTGGGATATTCAAGAACGACAAGCTGCCGTCATCTTTATTCTTTTCTTCTTCCATTTTTATCCTCATTAAACGTTATACAAAAAATTCCCGACGTGATACGTGCGGCTACGCCGACGTTTTACGATATTCGGGGAAAAAGCAAAGGCGCGAACCGACGGCACGATCCGCACCGGAAGGCGTATTCCCCGCATCCACGCGAGCGAGGCCCGCAGCCGACCCGTTGCCCGCGTACCCGCCAACCAGCACCACCTGCATGCGGTTAGCCGATGTGTTGGTGTAATAGTAGTCGCACCAGTAGGTAGAGGAGCTACCGCCGACCTCCGTGGCCACTATATCGCCATCTTCCCCAAGCAACATCTTCTTGGCATAACCGTTTGTACGGCAGATATTGCCCTTCTTGTCATAGCCGGTGTAAGAGGTGTCGCTGAAATTCGACGGGTCATCGGTAGTCCATAATATGGATAATCCCGCATCGCCCGTGGTGACCTGTATATTGGCCCCGTCAGTGTATTTCCATATGTGTCCAAACGGATTCTCTATGCCACGATACCTGTTAGCCATCAACGTGGCGTGAGTACCTCCGGAAGCGTTCTTCACGACATATGCCTTCTCTCCCGAGCCGTTCCCAAACTCGTTGGTATAGCCGCATGGGATAAGGGGGTTGGTGTTGTTGAAGTTAGTCCAATCCGTCATTTGCGTTGGTCCCGGACCTAGGCCGCCTTGTGCGAAGCCGTTAGCGTCCTTCTGGGCGTTGAAAGGCTTCTGGCTGTCCAGCGTGGCGTACTCGACGGCGAATAGCCAGAACAGGATCTTGTGGGCGTTATAGGTATACATTTCCCAACCACTTCCACGTTTCCTTGCAGCTTGCCGGAATTGGTCTCGGGTGAGGTTGGTGACGGGACGGCCTAGCAAGGAACGGTAGGTGCCGTCCCATTCGGAGGTGTTGTCGCCGCCACGGAAATCTTCCGATAACGAGGTAGCACTACTCATAGATATCAACATGGACGTACTTCTGCTAATCCTAGCCTCTACTGTTGATATGTAGAATTTATCCACGTGTTTGTATCCCGGTAATGGAATAGCGGATAACATTATTCTGAACTTAGTGCCATTAATGTAAATCTTAGTCCAATGCTCTGGAATTTCAGTCATTAACGAGGCTTCTAGATAGGACTTGTTTATCGTTTCATCCGACCCTGTAACGTAACTTAGTATACCACCATTGTTATCAATCATGCATCTTCGCATATTACTCTGCACCGGCAATTCCCTATGCAGTTGCATATTTCCCACACGCTTCCCGTCCGGGCTTGACGATGCCATGTCCCACTCGACACCGTAGGCGTATTGATCCTCTAATGAAGGAATTGATTTGTAAGTTCCATCATCCATTAAAGCTTTAGTACCATCACCTCCTGTATGTAATGAAATTGATACTTCTTTTTGATCATATGTTGATTGTATAGTTATGTCGGTATTTTCAGGTCGTATTGTTGTATATCTCATACCTGATATAACTGACAAATCACTTTTAATTATAGCAGAACCACAAATATTTGAGCTACCATCAAGACTTGAATTACTATAAGAATAAACATATATCTCTCCTTCATCTTCCCCTCTCAATAATAGAAATTCTCCTATTCCGTATTGAAGAGCTAGTCCACAATTGTAAGAGTATTTACATGCTATTTTACCAACTGGGATTGCCGAAAGAATTGCATCATATTCATCCTGTGTTATAGAAGTTTCGTCACTAAAAAGAATATTTATAAGTACTGATTGCACATTGTATTCAGAATATTCACCATCAGTAGCCTCTATCAAAGTTGGATCTGGAACATCTTTCAAATCATTGTATGAGCCACTAGTTGCGACAGTTGCTAATACAGGTTTACCAGCAAGATCATCGTAACTACCAGATGTAGCTACAGCAGCTAATGTAGGTTTATTCAATATCAATGCATCTCCTTCAGTAGCGTTCCAATCCGCATTAACATTGACTTTCGCGCCTTCCTCTATCCCTGACAACTTGGTTTTATCCTTATTGGAAAAGTTATTATCCGTGTGTATATAACTTGCGTCCTTGACCGTATTGTCATCATTCTGCAATTGGCTTGTCTTGGTCGGGATGATCGCCGTCACCTCCTTCTTAAGATCATTGAGTAGGCCCGTTAGCGTTTGCTTATCGGTTATTCCACGCAAGAAATCCTCTATCTCATGAAACGTGTCTATAGCATCGCTGGCCCCTTCCCCTAGCAAGGTATCGATATCCGATTTTATGGACGTGATCTCACCTTTTATGGTGGAGTCGTCATAATTGGACAACCCTCTGATCTTTTCGAGCAATTCATTCGTAAGATCGTTAGAGCTAAGACCCTTCCCATCGACCTTGTCAACCTTTCTCTGCAAAGCCGCGTCCAATCCTGCGATCTTTCGCCCCTCATCCTCGGTCATAAGGCGGCTTCCAATAACCCTAGCCACGAACTTATCATCAACTTGACCGGAGGTATAGTAACCGGATAACGTGGAGGCAATCTCCTCAGTCATTTGTGTCCTCAAATCCAGCAACACTCCGGCCATATCCTTATCCTCTGTCATACCGGACAAGAACTCCACCACCTCCTGCCATCTGTTGATGACATTGTCTGCGTCCGGATCTCCCGTTATAAACGTGGACAGATCGGAAGCCACTTTCCTTATGGCCGTGTCAAGATCCCCCTCTACCTCCTTCGCCCTGCTGATCTCGGAGGTTAAAGCCTCTCTTAACGCCGTGTCATCGTAGTTACTCAATCCGTTGAGCTTTTCCAACAAGATATCGGTAAGGTTGTTATCCGTATGCGTGTAATTGGGATCGATCACAATATTGTCTGGCAATACCGGTATCTCGTCCCTAGTGGCGTAATCCCCTGTGGGCTGTATCCCTAATTCCTCAAAGCTCATGTTTCCCTTAAGGGTTGTACCATTGATGGAAGGCTTGTTGGATAGCTCGTTGTAATCGGATGTACCGCTTCCGGAACCCGCCACGGGCACCTTGATATCACCGGTCAGCCTCACGGTATTTACCTTTATGTTCCCGCAACCGGCATTTCCTCCGACAGCGCATGATCTCGGGACAAGACGGAAGGCCTCGCAAGCGTCAACAGTATACATTTGTTCTTTCCCTAAGTTCTCAATAAGGGTCAAGGTATATATGCCGTTATACTCTTGGTCTTTACCCGGAAACGTGAAGGCGATCACATTATCCCGAGTATGGAAGTCCTCCACACTTATCTTTCTGTAACCGCTGGTCATGAGAATGCTTAGGCTCTTACCTTCCAAAGACTCGGGCTTACCGTCCCGGAAGATGGTCCACTCTATATTGATGTCGTTTCCTATTCTTATATTTTCCATTTTAGTAATATTTGATATTTTAACCAATCGAAAATGGCAATACGCTTATAGAAAAAGAATCACTGGACGCAGTATAGCTTATAAATACAATCTGCATCCTTGCATAGCCATTTATTCCGGGACCAGCTATTATATACTCCAAAATAGCGTCACCGTCATTTGTGACATGAGCGATAAGCGTATTGAGATAAATTGGGTTCTTATAATCTAATCCCATGGATTCGGGAATACTCGTTCGTAGTATGGATCCATTTTTGGCTGCCTCAATATATTTTTTAAATTCACTTAAACTATAGAACGCAGACCTTATCTCTTCAGATGTCGATTCGGATGTCAAAGCATAAACTTCTGACCTAACAGTTTCATAGTTTATGGCAGATTTAAGATTTATATCTTTTTTATCGCCAATTGAATAATTCGTTGAAGTTCCAACGATTTGAATGAAATGTGAGACAAGATTCTTGTCAATATAAGATATGTCTAAATGTTTTAATACATTGGCAAGCTTATATCCTCCCAAATTAACACAAGATCGATTGTTTCTCGTTCCATTGAAAGTATCGACGATATAGAATTTCGTAGTCGTTTTTTTGCTCAAGTCTATTATACGATCCATTCCTCCTAAAGAATTTAACACGGACGCTATCTCCTCTTTGGTAGATGTTTTTGTCAAATCAAAGATTGAGGAAGGTAAATAAACTTCTTCACCTCCGCTTTCGTAGAAACACACAGAATAGGTAAACTTACCATCCTTCTCTTCTTTGCACGTTACTTTGACTGTCTTGAGCACTCCTCCTTGTCCTATATATGACAATTCCATCTCTATCGTGCCTGAATCCATGAAAACGTACACATTACAAGCGTAGTTACCGATGAAGATAGATGGATATTCATAGTTATATTCTTCTGATTGTCCTAATAATAATATTTGGGCCACATACGCAAGAGCTGTGTTTTCTTGGATTGGATCAAACCCGAATGCCGTCAAGATATCATCGCTGGTGGATGCCGAGGCCAAGCCCAATACAGCCGCCGGGAATTTGTAAACATCTTTGATATTATACAATTTTTCGACTTGTTGAGTGCTCATCAGTCCGTCTTCGTTTTGGGTTGCGACATTGAGGGCAGAAAACGTTCCTTCCGCTGATCCATCGGCGGAGGGTTTGAATACATATTTCTTAAGGGTTTTTAGCTCCGCTGCGTTCGTTACGTTCACGTTGCCCCCGCCTCCTTCCCCGGAGCCACCGGATATGGATATGTTTCCGGTACCCAACAACGATTGTCCATTGATTGTCTTCAGTCCGGTCTCCTTGACGAACTTGCTGTCATTGGTCAGCTGGCTCGTCTTGGACGGGATCGTCGTGTCGGACGGGAGAGCCCCCACATCGGATGCCGTATAGGTAGGCTTCGTCGTGGAGTTTACCCAGCTTGGCTTATTGAGCACGTTACTCCAGTCTACGGAGTCCGCCACGCCGCCTCCCGATCCACCGGACCCGTCCCTGCCTTTGGGGATACCTAGGTTTATCTTGTACCTAGGATTTCCGTTTGAGTCCTCACCGTTCCGTACGACCTCGGACGTGGCGGACTCAGCGGGTGACAAGGTCGTTGTAGTGCCGGTCTCCAGTACGGGGGTCTTTCCGTCCTTCACAGTCTCCGGCATCTTGTCCACCTTGCCAAGCAGATCGTTTATTTTCGCTATGGTATAATTTAACAGTCCCATGATCCTTATATTTTAATGTTATACTTCTTTTAATGATATTCCGGAGATCGTTATTGTCACGTTTCCGCTTGGGATGAAGGCCATGCATACGGAGTCTGCTATGGAACTATCCCTTTGATAAACCGTTATGTCCACCGTGAACGTCTTGGACGTGGTCGTTATTTGCTCGCCATATATCATATCCCCGGATGACAGGTCGTTGAAATCACCCTCCAAGCTCAAGTAGCCGATTCCCGCTATGAACGTCGTCGTGCCCGAGGATGCCTTGGCAGTTATGGACAGGCGGTACTTGTGACCTTGAAGGAGCTTGCTACCTAGATACATCTTGTCAAACAAGACCCACCCTTGCATATCCTCCGAGGACGCAACCGTGAGTTTACCTCCGGACGCATTAGCGGTAAGTGTACCGCTTCCGGTCTTGATCGTATTAACGTAAAGGTTCGACGTGAGATCCGTACCTACTAGTATCTCGTCGCCCGTGATGACCGCTTTCTCGAAATACGCCGTCAATGTCTTGTTTCCGTCCATCGTAACCGTATGGGATTGGTTACCCTTGTCACTCCACCTAATGAAACGGTATCCATTGTTAGGAGTGGCCGATACTGTAACCTTGGTTCCTGCATCATAACTGCCCGATCCAGACACGGTACCACCACTTGACGGATCGGCCAATAAGGACAACGTATACTGGGTAACCTGTATCTTTCTGAAATACGCCGTAAGGCTCTGTCCATCGCTCGTAAACACGACCGAGTGCGTACGCCCCCCTCCATCAGACCATTTGTCAAACTCATACCCTTCGGCCGGGATCGCCTCGATCGTGAACCGGTGATTCGCTACGACCAATACATTTCCATGGAAAGGACTCGTAGTCCCTCCATTGACAGGAGATGATAATATATTGACACTAACAGTCGAGATGGCATTTTCCCGTATCCATAATGTCCCATCTTCCTTTTTCAACACCTCGCCTCTTCCAATGGTGGCCGCATCAAATGTCAAATACTCATTGAAGGCGGAGCTCAGGATTAACTTGCCGGGGGTTATAGTCGCGGATTTATCCCCCGCGTAAAGCAAGAGCTCGGGGTATCCGGTATTCTCATCAACGGATAGCCTTGCCACGTCAACCCCGTTATATAACATCTTCAAGTACCCGTTAGACAGGACAAGCTCCGTATTCGCCCCTAGCGAGTGGAAGACCCCGTTCATATCAACGTTGCCATTCGTATATATCTTGAACCGGTCATTTATGTTAAGTTCGTTGGACATGATAGTATCCGCCAGAAGCTTAGAAGTGATAACGACACCTGCCTCTATCAAACGAGTGTTTAAAACTCCCGTGTTAGGATCTATGATGGTATATCCTGAATACGACTCATTTACTAGGCTCTCATAATCCTTATATCCTAACTTTTTAGCGAACTCATCCTTTACCTCTTGACTCATGTTTTGTATCTTCGAGCTGGTATCGGATTTCGACTCATTCACCGCCTCCTCCTTGATCTTTTGCTGGATCGACTTGTTGGCATTCTCTACCGCTGTCGCCAAAGAGGCATAGGCGTTGTTGAATGCCGTAAACTTACTGTCAACGTTTCTCTTCTCAGTCGTGGTCGTCTTGCCATCGGCGATAGCGGCGTTGATGGCCGCTATCAAGTTGGACGTCGCCGTATCGAAGCTATTCTTGGACGAGTACAGGTTGGTCTTGGCTGTTCCTAAAAGGAAGGGATTGATGTACAACGCCGTATACGTGGCATCCATCTCCTTCTTGGATTGGTTGACCGTATTGATATACTTGCCTATGGTAGCGGCCTCTATCTCCGTGATGATACCGTCCTCGTTAGCCATGTCAAGATAATTGTCGAGATCGCTCACGGCCCCCTTGGTATCGTTTAGGTCGCCAGCCAATGCGGATACGGCCTTGTTAGCCTTGTCCGCCTCTTCCTCCGCTTTGCTAGAGAAAGATTTCAATTTATCCTGTATGCTCTTGTTAGCGACCTCCACTGATGTATAAAAAGCGGCGCACGCAGTGTTGAACTCCGAGTACTTGTTGTTGATGTCGGCGATCTCCTCCTTGGAGGCGATCTTGTCCTCGATCGCGGCGTTGACGGCGTTGATCAAGCTGTCTATGGAGGAGAACAGGTTGGTCTTGGCGTTTTGCAAGGATACAAGTCCAGATCCTTCAAGATAAGGATTATTTACCAACTCATTATAGGTGGCCAAGGCTGACTCCTTCTCGTTGTTGACGATATTGATGTATTGCCTTATGCTTTTAGTCTCCGCCTCAGATACTATACCGTCAGCGAAAGCGTCCCCTAGAACGTATTCCTTGAAATCATCCACCGATCCTTGTACCCCCTCGATAGCTTCTTGGGCGGCGGATGCGGCGTCTTGGGCGTCCTTGATAGCCTCGTTGATCTCATCCACCTTCGGGGCGTCCGTCAAGTTCTCGAAACCGGTGGAACCCGGCTTGATCACCATCTTGCCGGTAAACACGTTCTTGTCGGCGTTCGGTGAGATCACCGTCACCTCCTTGTTCAGCATGGAGTAATCGTTAATGCCAGAGTAGAGCTTGAAACAAGGGGCGTCCTCGTCATAGGAGGACAGGTAAACGACATTCTGCCTGTTCTTGTCCGTCTTGTTTCCTATCGTGACGATGGTATCACCCACCCGTGGGACCATGCTTCCCGTATCGCAATCCGTCATGGACAGGTCGATGTAATCGTCCCCCACGTGGATCACCCTCCTCCAATAATACTGGTTGCTAACGTCGTGGGAAACGCCCGTCTTAACGTTGAACTCCCGGCATTGAGCCAAGTCGTCAACGGCGAACTCGTTAACGATCTCCTTGTCCCCGTCTGACTGCCTGAAGTAGCATCGGTAAGCTTTCTCGCCACCGGCCACGGGAGCCAGCACCTCGTCCCCCGTAGAATCCATAACCTCCTCTCCGGCGCTATCATATACCTTCTCGTACTCCGCCGCAACCTCCTCGACCCGGATACAATCCATACCGGCGGGAGACAGGACGATGCGACCGCCCACTTGGGTAAGATGCTTGATCTCCAAGGTATCGAAATACGCTTTAAGGCGGATGTAGATCTCGTCCGCCTCTATATATGATTTACCGGTCTTTGGGTCCCTTTTCACGAGGAACCCCGTGCCGAAAGGACCGGCGGCAAAATCCTGAGACTCGATATTGTCGGATATCAATCCTCCAAGGAACTTGATTAGATATTTGGTCTGATCCGGCTTATCCTTGCGTAAAAAGGTAGCCAACGAGCGAAGGGCGGAGAATACGTTGCTGTCGCTTGCCGGGGTGGAGTCATTGGTACGGATAACGTATACGCCGCTTCCCCCGGAACCGGTATATGTCTGTCCTTTATAAGTCAAGGAATCAACCTTGTCCTCCAATTCACCAAGCCGGCTGTATTGAGAGCTCTCGCCTATAGTATATACAGGAGAATCATAAGGGATATCAAGGCTCATCTCCCAGCCTATAACACGACTGATACGTCCTTCCGACGAGAAGAAAGCGGGATTGACCATCCGCATCCTCTGCCCCACCTCGTAAGTCCGGTTGATCTGGTCTTGATAGACCCATTCCGAGTCCAACGTAGTCGGGTACGTGCCATCGTCAATACTGGTTCTCTTTATATATTCTTTACCCTTGGCCAAAAGCTCCGCCTCCGCCTCCGGTATATATTGGCCGGACACTAATTGTATATTGAATCCGGAAAGTATATATTTATCACCATTCTCTGGACGGATCACATCGTCTGGTAACAAGCGGCCATAATCCTCGTTAGCTACGATCTCCCATAATTGCTCGACGGGTTCCGCTCCCTCGGGGTTAAAAGTGACTCCGAAAGTCATTCCATTAAGTCTCCCGGATTGGAACGTGACCTTCAATTTCTCACCCTCTATGATATATTCATCCTTGAACACCAACCCGGTATCCTTGTATTGATAAGCCTTAAAAGTCCCCGTCACCTCGCCGTCCGTCTCTATGTTCCTGTCCACGGTCTTAACATCCGACAACGTACCTATCCGTCTGGGATAGATATCGTCAAATACCACCACGTCCTCCGCGGCCTCAGCGTTGGTCATGCCGGGATAGGCATCGATATACGGTGTCCCAGATGGGAGCATGAGCCGCTTTTGCACGACACCGTTGACCACGGTCTGCTCATCTACCGGACGATAGTTGGCAGGGATGTTTCTGGTACCTCCGAACACGTATATACGTGTCGCGTAAGTACCCTTGCTATCGTTACGGGTCATGGAGGAAGCCTCCACGCCCAACTCTATCTTGACGGCGTCACCGAACTCGCATCGTCCGAAATGGATAATATTCTCGGTTATCCAGCAGTCGCAATTCCACTTGTCCTCGGCGGCCATCGAGAAAAGAGCGTCCAAAAGGTGGATATTATTATAAGACATCAACACGGCCTTGTTCTCGACCGTGTTGTCTATATCAAAGTCATAATCGATGCCGTTATACGTGTATCCATTAGCTTTCAGGTTACGCAGGAACACGCCCAGTTGCGTGTCAAGAGTGGCGGTAAGGTTCCATCCTGCCTCCTGTCCATGATTTTCCGGGGTATACTTGAATATCTTCGTGTTCCACTCATAATAATAAGCGTCCAACCTTAACTCATAATCATATTTTCCCGGCGCCACATTGGGCTTCTGCAAGGATAGGTATTTATATACCTTGGACAGCTTACCCCCTAAAGCGTCATCGAGTACCCCTCTCATGTCCACATAGTCGCCCGGCTTGAAATCAATAGGCGTTTCAACGCTAAAAGGAAGGGTTATATAGTCCTCCTTCATCAAGGTGAATCTCCCCTTTGCGCCCCGGTTTATAGGGGTCGAGAAACGAGTATTGCCCGATATGTCCTTTATCTCGATCATGAACTCAAAGTTCACGCATATAAGGGGGATGGCAAAAAATCAAGCGGGCCTAAAAAAAACAATGACGGGATTGTTGTAATTTTTAGGCTACGTCCTGTCTTGTGGGTTAGGCTCGACAAATTTGCAAGCCAGTTTGGAGACGGTGCGAGATCCATCCAAGGCATATGACGCTGAGTTTAGGTATACCAACTTATAGGTCTCCCCTAATGCAGGCACACGTAGAGCAACGTTACCCTTATGCAGTTCCGTTACGAAAGCCCTATAATGATCTAGGTATTCCTCTGATGTCTTTCCGTTTATCGTAAAAGTAAGGGTCACGTTGCGGCTAGCTAACCTAGGATTGGATATTATCATTCTCTTGCCATGCTCTAGACGGCTCTCGTTCTCAATAAAATCCTTTAATGGAGCCGCTATTGATATGTTCTCTAGGAAATTATCGCTCATAACGACACCATATACTACATAAGCGTCTCTATTATTTATATATAATTGCCCAGTCATTATATCCCTCCCGTATTTCTTTTTACTTGTTCTATGTTTTGTGACATCGTCTTCAGCGTCTTATCTATGCTTTTGGTCGTGTCATTTATCTCTTGTATCTCCAAGAACGATTGTACTTGGAAATCCCTAATCTCTCCCGCTATATCCCTTACGGAATCATTGGCAGACAAGACACCCCCAATAGAGGTAACAATACTTGACAACAAGGATGTCTGTGTCAAATTTTGCTCCGAGATTACATTTCCACTTTCCTGTAACGCCGTGAAACGCCCATTCAACTCCGCCGCCTGATCCTGTGTCATGGTCTCGAAACCTCTAGCGGTAGCCTTTTGTGCTTCCGTTTTTGTCTCCTTGCCAAGACCCGCAGCCTCAAAAGCTGCATCCCTCTCCTTGGCAGCATCCTCATATATCTTTTTATAAGTCTCTTGTAAATCCTTTTTTTCTAAATCACTTAACTCTCCATCAGCCATAGCTTCAGAGAATTTTTCATACCATTTTTTGATTCTTTCACTTAATGTCTTATCAATTATAGTATTGACAATGGCTTGTCTCATATAGTCCTCAAAATGCTCCGATACTTCTTTCATCGTGGTGTCTGTATCCAACAAGAGATTTCTAAGCTCTGATCTTGCGGAATCAAAGGATATGCCAGTAAGAGCCTCCTTGCTATTCTCCTCCAGTTCCTTCGTCTTGTCATCCAGATCTATCAATGTCTCAAGATATCCCCTAGCGTCATCATCTATCCTAAACCAAGCTTCCGGGACATCATCCTTGAGTTGCCTTATCACTTCCGGATCAAGCTCGAACAAGCCCTCCGCACGGCCTCCCAACGAGTCCAGATCAATGCCGATAGCCTTCAATTCCTTATCATAAGCCCTCAAATCCCGGATAGCCCTATATCCATAAGAATGAGAACCCGAGCTTGACCCCGCATTAAGCTGGGCCAAGCCTAGTTTCTTGGTCATGTCAATCTGCTTTTCGATAAGATCTTTAGCCCTATTATAAGCCTCCACCGCATCGGCCCCGCTCAATCCATCAAGTAATTCCTGTTGACGGGAGATAACGCCATCCATCACCTCCATGAGGTTATTATAGCTATCGATCGTCTCTTGAGCCACTACATTCTTACCACCACCGAACAATCCTCCTATGGCCTTGCCGATACCTCCGATTATACCTGTAGCGGACGTAATGACACTAAACGGCTTGGTGAGATCTATGCTAGCCAGACTGGACATGACTTGACTCACTCCGTCCAAAGCCTTGGATATGGATTCCGGGACGGAAACACCCAAGTCGGTGAGCATATCAGCAATATTATTCCCAGCAGTAACGATATCCTGCCCTTTCTCTCCCATGGAGTTTATGGCCGATGTCATCTTGACCAAGGAGGATCTACGCTTGTTTAACGATTCCGTCAATTTTTTGTTCGCCATCTCCAAAGCCTCCTTGGATGCGGCCCCGCTAGACTCCAGATCATTCAACTCTTTTTGAGCGACGGCCACTTCCTCTATTGTCTCCTTATACTCATCATACCCTTGGCGTAATTGATCGATAGGCTTTCGATCGGTCATGGCCTCGTTGATTTGCTCGATAGCGTCCGATACCGTCTTGAAATCCTCCTTGCTTATGGTTCCGACAGCGTCTTGAAGGTATTGTTGGAGCTTTTCCTTGATTCCGGACAATGCCTCGGTAGCAACTCTGTCAAGGTTACCGAACACGGAAGTCCAATCTATATTCTCCTTGAGTTCCTCTAGGTTGATCTTAGATAGGCTCGCCTTCCTTTTCTTGTCAGCCTCTTCTAAAGCGGAGTCTATCTGTTTGGCGTTCTCCTCGTTTCTCTGGCTCTGCAAAAACTTGACATCCTCATTGTATTGCTTCTCGATATCCTCCCTTTGTTTGGCGTAATCCTTATACTTATCCAATGTACCCTTGAGTAACTCAGCCTCTTTAGCCTGTGTCTCGATCGTTATAGCCGCTAACATATCAGCAAGTAGCTGTAATTGCTCCTGTGGCAATTCTGAAACCTTCGTTGTAGTGGGAGTAAAAGCCCTCCCTTCTTCCTTGGCTTTAGGATTAGCCGCCTCGAACGCCTTTCTCTCGATCTCCTGTTGAGCCTTCAAGAACTCCTCCCCCAATTTCGTAACCTCTTGTGTCCGCTTCTTATAATCAAGCCTTAATTGGGCGATACGCTTATCTGATCCCTCTTTCATAGCGTTTATGCGGGTTTGCTGGATCTGCATCTCTACCTCCAATTCCTTATCTTGGATCTTCTTGCGGCCTTCTTCTATAGCCATAAGTCTCTCGTAGGTCTCAACCTTCTCCTTATTGGCGCTAACGCCTTGGGCTTTCATACGATTATTAATCTCTCTCTGCTGACTAAGAAGTTCCCTGTTTTTAGAGGCTCTTTCTGCCATTAATTTATTAACCTCGGCCTCTGCTTCCGCTTGTTCCTGCAACGCTTCCCCATTAGAATGTGATAAGGAGTTTGTCTCTTTTATGATATCAAAACGTTCTTGAGCCATATCTACTTCCTCATTATACATTTCTTCTACTAACTTAGAGGCTTCTTTTGAGGCTTCCAGACGTTCTTTATCTGAATAAGCCGCATTTTGAGATTTCTCCCTCAACTCGCTTATTCTTGCCTCTATTTCGGATCTCTTAACCAGCCATGATCGCTGTCTATTTTCTAATTCATTCTCACGTTTAGCTAAATCTGCTCGCTTTTTTGATTTATCAATGATATCATCCATTAGTCCGGAAGCTTTCTTCAAGGGGTCCTCTATACCGGTAAAACCTTGTGCGATAGCATTCCCTAAATCCTTCAAACCTTCTCCTACCTTACCTCCAAATATCTTCCAGATAGCCGCACCAACCTTTGCCGTTGCGTTAAGACGGTTCATTACCTGTCCTTCCAAGAAGCTAACAAGATCCTTCATAGCCTCTTTAGGCTTCGTGAACGCCTTATAAAGCCATTCTCCAACATCATCCACCACATCTAATATGGAATCCAAGGTTTGCTTGAAATAAGCGCTCGTTACATTCAACGCTTCCTCACCTTCCCTTGTCCGTTTGAACCAAGAAGTCAAGGCCATAAGAGCCAATGATATCCCAGCCAAAACCGCCCCTATTGGCGTAGCGATAAATCGCAAGGATGCCTTAGTCAAGCCTTGCATAGCGGAAGCAGATTGCCCTATAGGACCGGGAAGTGCCGACATGTTTTGCATCATGTCATAAAGGGAGACGCTTGCGTCATCCAAGGCGCTAGCGTAATTACCTACATTTCTTTGATGATTGCCGAGAGAAGCGTCAAGCCGCTTGACTTCCGCATCCACGTTTTTTATCTCTGACAGCAACGCCTTCCCAAAAGAAGAGGATTGCATCGTTGCGCTCATGGAACGATAAAGATCCCTCATCTTCCCCAAGGATAGAGACAATTCATCAATAGATCCTTGAGCGGCCTTGTTCAGCTTTACGTCGTTACGTATGGATTGCTGGAGAGAGGATATATTCTGCTTGTACTCATATAAGGATCTGGTAAGTTCCTCCCTCCTTTGTTTTTGCTTATCGTTTAACGATCCGTTGTCTTTCTCCTGCTTGGCTAGATTGGCCAGCTCGTTTTTTACCTTAGCCAATGAGCCTTGTTCTCGGATAAGCTTCGCCACATGCTGATCCAATGTCCCGTTTACCTTGGTGATCTCCTCGTTAAGGTTGTCATAAGCCGATCTCTGTTGGTTCACTTGGGCGGTAGCTTGCGTCTGGGCGGCAGACGGAGGAATTACCTCGACCGTTCTTTTGGTTTTTCCGGCCTCGGCGTTCATCTGCTCATATAACGCCTTATAGGATTGCGCAAGCCTAGCTATCTCTTGCTCTTGTCTCTTGCTATCATTGATAGCCGATTGGACTTGTTGGGCTTGCTCCTCCTTTAGCTTTCGTATCTGCTCGGTAAGCTCGTCGATCACCTTCTTTTGATCCTCTATCTGGGACAATATGACTTTCGATCTGGGATCATCCACATGGACATCCTTCAAGACCTTCTTTAGTTCCTCTATTTTCTTGATAGCCTCGTCTACTTGCTTGTAATTGGCAGTGATATCTATTGATATGGAAGACATAAACTTTTTTACCCAAAAGTATGTCTCATGGAGATAGTAAGGAAATGTAAATAAAAAAAGATTACAACAATCATCGTGATGTTGCAATCTTTTTTCAGAACCTTAGACGAATTAATCCAAAATCTGATTATATATACTATCTATAATTTAAGAACCTTGCAAAATTGAAAATAACCATATAGACTCTATTACTAAAGAAATTATAGCAATAACGATATAAGTATTACCTACTTTCTTTAAAATAGCCTTATCAGACTCTTCGGCGGGTATTGTCTTTGAAACAAAACTCTCATCGTACCCACAGAAACGTACACCATCCCTATATCTTCTATCAGACACATATAATGGAACAGGTACTAACTTTTTTACGTAAACAAACTCTTGTTTTTTTTTCTTTATTCCAACATATAAAAGATATAACATTATAAAAATAAAAAAGGGTTGAGCAAATAATAGTGCCAAAATGTACCAAAGAACTTTTTTTGAAGTAGAATTTTTACAAACATAAACATATCCATTCTCCCTATTTATCTCAACATCAATATTTCCTTGAATATATCTACCAGAATATTTTGATCCAGTATTTCTTATTGGAACTGAATGTTTATCACCATATATACTATTACTTACAACTTTGCCGCTATCCCTTCCTACTTGATTAACAGCAGAACGTATAAAACCTTTTCCTAATTGACTTATAAAGTTAGCCATATCTATTTATTTTAACGCACTAAACATTTCCTCAAAAACTTCGACCTCTGAGAATATATTATATAACTTAACAGTACTAGTATTTAGCCCCAACACTATATAATTCAAAGATACATCCTTTGATACAATCCTTGTGCAATAATACCATTTCCCAGACTTATTAGAATAGGGTAATTTGCTTACACGATTCACTACGCTGTCAATTTTTAATCTAAGATCACGTCCTTCATCATCATACTTTGTAATTATTATATTATTGCCATCTTTATATATTTTTCTATTCTTAGTATCTATAACCTTAGGGCTTTTATCGTTAGATATCATACAATTATATGTTAAACCATTTGCACTTTGCTGAGAATAAGCAAATGAGGATATAGCAACAAATAATAACAGTAGCACTTTCTTCATAACATTTGTGTTTAAATATTAATTTTTGACAAACATATAAAAAACAAACTACCATACCAAAACATCCAACAACTTTTTCTGGCCTTTAATCAATTCTTCCTCATAGTTATAATTTATATATCCAAATTATCTCATGAGACATCGATGAAGATCATAAAAAAAGACCGCCTTTCAGCGATCCGTCACCTTATCATGGTATTATTTACTCATCCTTACCATTTTCCATCGATAATGTTAAATCATTTCTTTTTCCCGAACAGCTCGGAGTGGCTTCCGATCCTGACAATTTCCACTATGTCAGACACCGCATCTATCCAAATAAGAAGAAAGTCGTTGCCTACATGACACTCCATACAGTTCTTGTAATTGCCTATCAACTCATGGGGCTTGTACTTGCTTGGAATGGATTCCCCTTTCTTTAGCTTGTCCAAGACTTCAAACAAGGCTTCCATCAGCTTGATGTTGCTGCGGTACTTCTTTAAGTCTTTCTTTGCCTTCGTACTGTAATGGATCGTTTTCATTCTATCTCGTCCAATGATTTCATGAAGGCATCAAAACTGCTTACGTCTATCGTCCCGGCATACTTTCCAGAACGAGCCTCGTTTATCGCCGCTATCGTTTCCTCGTTTGGCTCGGAGTATACAGCGTCCATCAAGGTGCTCTCCACAAAATTATTCAGGCTCCTGTTCGCTTTCTTGGCTTGTTCCTGCAATATTTGCAACAAGTCCTCACGTAAACGGAACGAGGTTTGCTTTCTTATTACTGCTTCCATATTACTTCTGTATTATATTGTATCGCAAAGGTAATGCATTATATGCAGAAAACAAACTTTCATGATTATTATTTAGAGATCATTGAATATAACATCATTCCACCTTTATCTTCAATAGATGCCCGCAATTAGGGCATTTATACCCACCATCGGTCTCTTTTTGTACTTCGGAGGGAGAAACAAACAATTGCCAAAAAGGGACGTTTAAGGCTGTGGCGATCGCATTCAGTGTATTTGCTGATGCTTCCTGTTTCCCATTGATGATATTATACAAACTTACACTTGACAAACCTATAACAGATGATAATTCTTTAGCTGTCAATCCTTTTTCTGAAAGAATATCTTTTATTCTATTTTCCATAAGCCAATACTTTATATGATTACACCGCAAATATAATGCGATTCTTTTTATTTGTAGCTATTGTATAAAGAATAACATTATTAAATAGTGTTAACCATAATGCAATTCTTTATTTTATTATTGTTGCATATAAAGTATTACATTATATTTGCATCATCAAAATAAAATAACAGTACAATGGCAACACAGAAATACAACAAGAGTGAGATCATGAAGGAAGCGCATAAGATCTATAGAGAGTGCAAAATATACGGACGTACATTCGGCTCGTGCCTTAAACAGGCTTGGGGATCGGCGAAAGCGATGGTGCAGCTTGCGGAAAAACGTGCGGCGTTTGCTAAGGAACTTGCGGAAAGATCCCATAATGTAAGACTTACTCATGTCGGTATGGCTAGCCTTTACGGTAATAGGGTTTATTCGGGCGATTGATTACTATACATTAATATAATAAGCGATATGGAGACAATAGAGGTATTAAAGAACGTACAGAGGGTTACGTTGGAGTGCATGATCGGTAAAAAGCCGGTTCATATATCGGCAAGCGTGATGCCGGAGACATCAAGCCTACAGGTGTTTGTCCAGAACAGGGATCACGACGTGATCTTCTCGGAGGTATTCAACGATTGGATACCAGATCACGAGGAACGGAATAAGAAAGCCTACGATAGGTTCATGGGTGTGATAAGCGATATAATCCGCATAAGGCTTGCGGGATAACTCGAACGACGGGGAGAGGATCGGAAGTAGACGCCCCTCCGGTAATACGGCCGGAGGGATTTTTGAAACAATCGCTCCATTGTGGTGTTTCGAGCCTTGAAAAAATAGGCTACGGATTTTGCCATTTATAATTTTGTGATATGAAAATGATCGCTCACGTGACGGTAGCGAAATAAGATATTTAAGGGCATCGATTCCAGTTGCAGACCGTCACAATAGGCAACTTCAATCTTTGCCCTTCGCTTTTTACCTTGTCAAGCGAGACTGGTAATAGGCAGGTAGGACGGCATACACCGGGGTTCAAGTCCCCGGCTACCACTTCGGTCAAAATAAAATCCTCAAAGGTAGTGCTTGACCGAGCTACCAATGAGGATAATATTAATCCTTTAACGGGACAAAGTTATGAATAATATTCGAATTTTCCAAAATGATCAGTTCGGGCAAGTAAGAATTGCGATGAATGAGAATGGCGAATCATTGTTTTGTTTAGCAGATGTGTGCAAGTCGGTAGAATTAACAAATCCATCATCTGTAAAAAGTAGACTAGACGAAGAAGATGTTCAACTTATTGACTTACACGCCCTAAATTACTCTGAGGGTATAGGGAACACTTTAGCTAACTTTATAACAGAGAGTGGTTTTTATGATGTATTGTTACAAAGTAGTAGCAAGAAAGTTAAGCCATTCCGTAAATGGGTCACAAGCGAAGTCTTACCTTCTATCCGGAAAACCGGAGGCTACATGATATCCAAACCGGAAGATACTCCTGAGGAACTTATGGCACGTGCCCTTCTAGTCGCTCAAGACGCATTGAGGAGACGTGAGGAGCGGATCGCCAACCTAGAGCAACAAGCCGCCCTTCAAAGCGAGGAACTCCAAGCCTCGGCCCCGAAGGTCAATTACTACGAGAAGGTATTGCAAAGCACAAGCACGTATAACACCAACCAGATCGCCAAGGAGCTAGGCATGAGCTCCGTCACATTGAACCAGAAGCTGAGAGAGATGGGCGTACAATACAAGCAGGGCGGCCAATGGTTATTGACGCACAAGTATCAAGACGAGGATTACACGAGAACAAGGACGTATCCATATGTCCAGCGTGACGGAACACCCGGGACGGCTATGCAAACCGTATGGACGGAAAGAGGAAGGGAGTTCATCCACGGCCTCTTCGACCTAAAGAACACCATCGTTACCGGCGTGAAAGAACTGTCTCGCATATATGATAACATGGATGAGCTTGAGAGAAAGGAAGATGTATTCAGTGAGCCTTTATATACGGATCTATCCAAGATAGACGCGATGTACGAGGCTTTCCAGTCCATCTATTGCAAGTCTAAAATGACCGTGAACGATCGCAAGAAGTTCCTGTTTGTCATAATCTTGTTATATTGCCCCAAGAAATTAGCTGGCAAGAAAATGAAAAGCGGATTACGTGACAAGATAGCGAACGTCTTGCACATGAGGGAACATTCCACTCTTTCCAACAACGTGAAAGATCTTGTCAAGGAATATGACTCCGATCCTAATTTCAAGAAAGACGTGAGCAAGGCGTACAATTTTATCACCCAAAATATAACGCCGGACATAAATAATCACCAATTCGCAAGATTAGGATGAATTCCTTCCAAACCTTAACTATGATCCAATAATCAGTGACCAAGTGGATTAGAAAGGTACGGCGTAAGGACGTACAGCCAAGGCCATGACAGTTAGTGAATAGATGCAATGATTTAAAACTAGATGAATATGAAAGATATAAATAAAATACTCAGCGACATAGCCTTGATATCAAGGGAGGACAAGAAAGCGATGGAGCGATTCAACCGGCAATCCATCAAGATGGAGAGGCTTATCGATGAGCTGGAGAAGGCTTGCGGATTTAGCGGCACCAAGCCCAAGCCACATATGACCGTGTCGGTATACAACAACGGGAGGTCAAAGCATAGACAATTTGATCTCAAAGCGCTGAATACACACTTGATAGCCCAATAATAATGCGAGAAAGGATGTGTTGAGAAGACACATCCTTTCTATACAACCTCTTTATGTTTCTGTAAATATAAATCTCGAAGATATATACTCATTAATCGCACCAATGATTGTATAGAAACCTTGACCTCTTCACATTTTCCTGTTTCAGGATCGCATAATTCCATTTTTTCAGGGGAATAATATATAAAATGCTTTATGTCATTAAACATCTCATGACCAATATTCCTAAAGAGAGCATTAAGCGCACATTCCTCTACATCATAAGCGGTAACAGGATTATCCTTCTCCATTTCTTTAATAAGGAAATCCTTATTATTATCAATGGTCTCTTTTGCGTTAGAAGCATTAAATAACGCATTACCTAAAGGTGTCATTTTTAAAGGGCTTGCCTTTCTAGCCAATTTATCTATCATATCATTGTCAAATCTCATTATCCATTTATTTACCTCAACAACCATACCATTAGTTGATTCAACAGTATCATACAGACGGTCATACTTTTCGCTAAATTCTCGTAACAGATCTCTATGGGATTCACATGGAAGTTCATCTACTTTGTTTTTAGTATCTTCCAATTTTAAATGATACTTTGATATTTTCCATGTTACAAATATAGCTATTAAGATAACCGCAAACCATGGAGCATTGTTCAATAGGTATGTCAATATAGGTGCCATTGTCGTATTAGTTAGTAATTGAACTTATAGATATTTCATTCGACTGCTTATCATGTACAAATGTAACATCTTTTTTTATACAAAACACAATAATTGATTAAATGTTTAATAAAACACAAAATTAAGCGTAACTGATATTATATCAGTTACGCTTAGCTTATGATCCTAGTCATCAAATTTTTTATCCCCCGTTCCTTCTCGCTAACATATCCTTTCCGGACATTTTCACGACCTTTTTCCCATGACAGATACGGAGCTTGTCCTTTTGCATCATCAAAAGGTTTTGATAAGGGATAACCTCCATCACCTCATGGTAAGATAAATGTAAATTCTCCATGAACGTGGCTATCTGTCCGAACAACGTGTCATTACCTATCACCTCTGTTCCGCCGCCATTCTCGCTACGCTCTTCGCTAAGGCGGCAGAAACGAAAAAATCATCCACGTGTATTAACTTTATGATATCCTCGAAAATGGTTTTCAATTCCTCCAAGGTACAATTATCAAAATCGTTCGATAAACATGCGGATTTTCTCTCCCATTCCTCCACATCTCCAACGATAACGCATGATATTCCACGGCTGATATAACGGATATTATCCGGTACCATGAAAAGGGCATCTACCCAAGTGGCCTCGTTAGGTACAGATACCATTGAGAACCAAGTAATGGCCCTACATAATACCTTTATAGCCGGGGGATATACGGTTATGGCCTTCCCGTTGACGACCACGGTAGCGAACCTCCTCCCATTGATCGCCTCGCTTACTTTCTCTGCCGCTTTATTCATGTTGAAAAGATAAGGGAAGGTTAAATACCCTCCCGATTATATATCCAAGTTAAATAGAAGGATTGACTACGCTATCAGCCCACCAATATTCAGGATTAAGTTCTTTCGTCTCCGGCTCCATTGGAGTAGCAGCGACAGCCAAGCCGATAGCGCCGTCCGTATCGGCACCTCGGCCAACGATAGCCGCCTTTGGGAATACGATCCACACATCATCCTCAGTCTCTGCAATCACGCATTTATAGATCTCTTGATACCCTCGGGCTCTCTGCCACCCTGTATCGGTAGCCGTTCCTCCTTGCAAATCCGCTTTTGTCTGGAAATCATATTGTCCAATAGTGAAGGAGACTTGAACGGAACCTTGTTCTTGGGTTTGTCTATAGGTATTCTTAGACAACTGGTTCTTGTACTCGGTCACGCTAGCCTCAGCCTCCTCATAACTCCAAGTATCTTGATGCACGTTAATGACCTCCGTCAAGGTTTCCCCGGACAAGAGGGTCTTTAATTTCGTGGGATCAAACGGAGAGTCCGTGATAACCGGACCATAATACAGTTTCTTGATACCCACGGCCATAATCTTCTCGTTAGCCATATCTTATCTCATTTTAAAATTAGCAACCTTAATAAATAATCTCACGTTAACGAAGTAAGAGTCCGTATCCGGGTCTTCCTCCGTGGACAAGTCCTCTATCGAGTATTTTCCCCTATTACCGCCGTACTCGAAATAGCAAGACAAGAAATTTCTCTCCGCTATCTGTTGAAGCTCGTTCAGCCTTGTATTATTGGGTGTCTTGTAGCCCATGGACTCCAAGCAAGGCACTAGGATATTGATATTAGCGTATCCCATGCTCCAAGGCGTATTGGACATCGTCCCCATGTGGACAACAATCCTTTCCGGAACCTTGCCCTTTTTATAGGGGGGATGCCTGTCCTTATATACAGGTATGCCGTAATAGACCTCCTTGAGCTTACGGTAAAGCAAATCCTTTATATCCTCGGTGGACATCATGGTTTAAGCAATTCTTTTATCTCTATCATAGCGCTATCCATAACGTCCAGCCCCTTGGCATTGACATAGCTAGCGTACCCCATACCGGCTACAACCACCATCGTATAACCATTCTTGGCAGAAGTTGCCAGTTCCGTAGCTAGCTTACGTCCCTCCTCGCTACCCAACGTTCCATCTCCGCTAGGCCCATTAGCCCAGAAATCGACATCCTTACCCTCCTTGGTGGTAAACTTAGCTCTTTGCATGTTAGGTCCGAACCCCGCAACTTTCTTGAAACCACCCTCCCTGATAACCTTGCCGTTATAGGCTAGCACATAGCCTATCGAGCTTCTAAGGTTTCCAGTCCTATTCACGTATTGACCGCTTTTGACAGCCTTTTGAATAGCGGCCTCACCCGTTTGGACAAGTTTATTTATAACCTTATCGTCCAAGGATTTCAATTCCTGTTCCAAATCAGACAAATCAAACCTGACCTTTATATCCATATCTCTGAATAGTTTAGGAAGTTACACATAAGAGGCTTCAAAACCTCGCCTTCACCACGTATATTACCATCTTGATCCAAGACCCGGACCATAGTGCCTATAGGAATAAGATGTTTTCCCTTAATGACAACATGATAATCATAGACACGCATTTCACCGCCTACTCCAATCAGCTTACCGGCTCCGTTATCATCGCACCTACATGTTGACACTAGCTCCCAACATTCCGATCCCGATCCTTCCACAGGATTGCCATTATCGTCAATATCGGGTTCCTTGACAACTTTTCGTTCTAATATGTGAGGAGCGTAATACATATCAATAATCCATATAAGATGAGACTACCCCAAGACCGGAAGACACATCCGGGCTAACACCGTTCCGTTCGCACAGGAACAAATAATACCTCCGGAGGCCGTCCTTGTCCCAAGAGACAGAGAAGCCGCTCTCATTGACGCTATCAGGGCGCAATAGCAGCGAAGGGATGATCTCTATCATCCCTGTCTCCACCTTGCCTATGGATTCCCTAGACATCTCATCGTCCGGGGATAACCCCGATTTGATGCTGAAATCCAGCATATCCGCCTCGGATAGATCTCCATAAGCCGAGAATTTCTGCCCTATGTAGTCTCTTATCGTCATGCCTCCACCGTCAATGAGTAAATGCCATTAATCTCGGTAAGGACCGGCAAGGATAGCGATTGAGCCTTGGTAAACTCTACGCCATTGGAATTGTCCGTCTCACCCTTGCCCCATTGAGAGATACGAATCCGGCCATAATTAGAGTAAGTAACGCCCGGTTCCTGTCTCAACTCATTATCGGCGTAAGCGTTCTTGATGACACCTAATTTACCTGCCGGGACAAAGACGATATTCTTGTCGTTCCAAGGCTTGTACTCGGATAGCTTGCCGTTGTCTTGGATACGGGTGATACGTCTCACTGTCTCTATGACAGGAAGGTCATTAGAGCGTAGGAACTCATTCAAACCGGACATCAAAAGAGGAGTGCCGGATTTGTCGGTCCCAAAAATGACCTGTTTCATCTTCCTGCTCTTAAGCAAATAAGACAATCTGGCCGGAGACATCAATATCCTATCAAACGTCACCTTGTCTTGGGCCGCATCCACGACACCTTGGATATCCTCGAAAGGATCGACGTTGTCCTTATTGGTATCCGTCCAGTCAAGAGTAACGCTAGCGATATTCTCGGGCGGCATCTTGTAATCAATAATACCACGTACCCCTCCTTCAGGGTTATTATTGGCATTAAAGGTAAATACCCCCTTGTTGGACAAGGCACCCAAGAAAATAATATCCAGCTTAGATTGCACGGATTTGACAACGGTAGACACGTTATTCCACATCAGATTAATGAGCTGCTGTGTCTTCTGGTCATCCGTCAACATCCTAGAGTCTAGGATCTGCAAGACCTTGCGATACTCCTCGATCGGCATTGAGTAACTCATCTGGTGGGTAAGGACCTTTTGCTTCAAGGTCTCAAGCCCCTCCGTACCCAAGATCGGTTCCTTTCCCTTGGAATCAAGGGTAGCCGCCGCAACGCTCAAGTTATATTGCCCGATCAGCTCCTCAAAATTAAGGCCGATAGTCGGGACATCCCAATCAAGATAACGCTCGTAGATATTCTGGTCAAACAAGCGCTTGCGAAGCTCCGTGGCAGCGTCAATACGAATCTGAACCTCTTTTGTCAGTTCGCCAAAAATAGAACTATAAACATCCATCGTTCACCTCCTTACTGTCTAATATACTTAATAGTGGGATTATTCTTCATGCTGAATCCCGTCAACCATGAGGAAGGGACTGGATAAGCCACATCCTTAAGGATAAGGACCTCATATCCCGCCGATACCGTCTGGAAAGACATATTCTTCGTATAGACAAACGTTGTCTCAACCACAGCGTCAGGCTCATCCGTTCCCACGGCAAGAATCGCCCCTTCTGTAGCAGACTCTACAGCGGCAGCCAATGTAACCACGTCATAATCAGAGTTGCTTGAATCTACGGAACTCACGTTCTGCCCACCAATAGAATCTCCCTTGGCGACAAAGCTATCTTTCTCTATACGTGGCTTAGTGGTCGTTCCTCCGGCTAATACCTTAACGGCCTTACAGATCTTGCACTCCATGCGATCAAAGTCCAGCTTGATAGGAGTGCCCTTTCGCACGATTGTCCCTTCCGCCAACTCAGTGGTTAATTTGAAATCTCCGGGAAGGACTGCGCATTTCCCGCGCCAAAAGACGGGGAACGATACTTTAATCTTTGTTTTGTTAAATTCGATACCCATAATCTTTTACTTTAATTAGCGTCCGGCAATGATTTGGCCCAATCCTTAGCGAGCTCCTTGCTCTTTTCCTTGGACGTAGAGACAGAGAACGCCGAACCTTTTTCCTCTAATCCCTTTGCGACCTCATTTTGTCTCACCTTGGACAGATAAGTATCAATCGCATTATCGTCCATATCGTCCGTTATAGCGAAGCCCTCCTCTATCCGTTCCTTTGAGATCTTAAGGCTCTTGGCCTTGTCAAGGATCAGATTGTGTCTTTCAGCACGTGCTTTCTCCTCCTTAGCTTTATCATTCTCGGAGGTCAAGAGCCGGATTTTCTCGTCCTGCTCCTCACGATACTTCTTGAACCAATCCGGCTCCTCGTTTTTATCTGGTTGCTGTTGCTGGCCGCCCCCCTTGCCTCTCAACTCCTCTAATTCCTTCTTGTAATTTGCGCATTCGGTTCGCACCTTATCCAAGGAACTCTGGTAAGATTTCAACATTGATTCTTGCCCTGCTACCGCAGTTTCAAGATTATCGTCCGTAATCAGGCCAGTGGACCCCAATGATTCTGCCACGGACCTCAAAACATCCTCCGTTAACCCAAGATTTGAGAACTTCTGTTTTAACTGCTGGAAAATCTTCTCTTTCATGCTCTTGCTTTTATTTTTTCGCATAAAAGTATTGATACATAAGCTTGTAATAAAATAAAAACGGGTTATATACATGACAATAGACCGATTGTCACAAAAACAATAGGGTATGGCTATAAAATAACCACGCCCATTAAATTTAATGATATCAAGGTACGACTTAAACCGGTCTTATTCTTGAGTGGAATCATCCGGAGCTTGCGTCTTTTCCCGCTTCTCCTCTAATATCCGTCGAATCTCCTCCTCCGGCTTATCAGTCAAGGACAGCATATCTACCGCCGTTTGAAGGGACACCAATCCTGAATCATAGAGTTTCGCTATCATATCTATTCTTTTATCCTTATCCTCGGCGAAAGGCTCGGAGAACTCATGTTGCAGGTCGAGCCTGCTTAACTCCTCTCTCATGCCGATATGAGTTACATTCATCATGATAGCCAATATAAGATTCTTCTCACGGTCTATTAATATATCATATATCTCTTTCAAGTTATCCCTTTTCATGTATCCAAGGGCCAAGGCCCTTTTCAATGCCTCCCCGGATAATGTCCCAAGCCCCTTCATGTTCTCATAACTGAAATCCGGGGTGAACGTATCGAATAGTATGCTTGATGACAGGTCTTTTTTCTCCGCCTCTTTCATCGTGGAATAATCGGGCGGAACTAGGTACTCGGCAGCGCTTTTGTCCTTATCGGACATGGTGATAACCTCTCCTACCATATTAGATCCTCCCCCTACTATGCTCTGAATGACATCAGCGGTTAATTTCAATTTTGGATCGGAGAAATAATTATTGGAATCCGCCGCCTTGCTATCAACCGCTTCCTCTCTGTCTATACGCTTTTGCACCCCATACCATGCCTTGTTTTGACGATAGTAGATAACATTTATTTTACCCGAAGGATTAAGCAATGGCGTAACATCCCATCCGATATCCGCTCTCTTGCATCGATAGATGTATTCCGGGGTCTCTATATCAAAATGCTCTACGGACTTATCGCCCTCAAGCAACGTATATCCATAACCAAAAGCTATCATGTTATCCCATTGATCAAATAAAGGCCGCAATGTATATCCTTTTGACTTGGATATAACCTTAACCTTTACTTGGGGCATACCATTTTCCCTGTATATATGATAAACCTTAGCGCTCTCCGTCTCCGCCCCAGCCAAACGCTTGGCCTCCCGGATTGTCGTGTTGAATCGAGTATCACGGAGAAAATCACCGAATGCTCTGAAAGCCTTATCCGTATCATCCGATACAGCTTTCCACAAGATAGGCTGCCCGAGGAGAAAAAACAACTCGACCTCATTTATATACGCTTGCCTTCTTCTTGGCAATTTCTCCGTAATATACGGTTCTTGATTTTTCCTGTGCTTATTAGGACGTTTATTAACCTCATGGGATTCCGGGTTATACTCCAAGATCGATTGGGAAACATCCCTGTCCCGGCATTGCATCATTGACATGGCCCGGCTTATATCCCTATCCTTGATAAGGCTGACAAAGTCCCTCTCCACTCCCAACGAGTTCAATATCTTGTTTTGGAAAACCTGAAATATAGCGTCTATGTAATTCATGTTAAAATCCTAACTCCTCCTTCGAGTACAGTCTTGTTGTTAATACTTTTCCTAGAAGCTTGCCTATCGTCCAATAACGTGCCCCATCGATAAGATGGTTATACCCGTCAATAGGCTCATTGATAAATTTACCGTCCTTGTTTTGGGCGTATACATAGTTCCTAAGCTCTTTTATCAAGTTTAAAGATCTCTTGGTGACACAAATCTTATACTCCATCATCTTGATAATACCTCCCATAACAGATCCCTTGTACTTGTCCGCAGGGTATATGATTATCCCCGCATTTGATATTTCTTGTATAAGCCTTGGATCGGCGCTGTCAGCGTAAACCACCAAGCCAAGGTCTTTCAATACCTTAATAATCTCCTTGGTTAACATATGGGTACGGTAACATTTCTCGTCAAGATATAACCTATCATCAACCAGTCCGCATCTAACTATAGCGGTAGGGTCATAGCTATATCCAAAGTCAAGCCCTAACGCCACATGCTTGGCATAGGAAGGGAACTCGTCCACGATCTCGAAATCAGGGAACACCAAACCTTCGGCCATCGCCCGCTGCCCTAACCCATAAACCGCCCAAAGCACCTTATTCTTATTCTTCAATGACTCTATCTCATCGATGATTGTTTGCTCTAAAAAAGGATTGTCCTTATAAGTGGATATAAAATGATACGTCCTAGGGTCATTGTTCAGATCGCAAATCCAGTGCTCGTCACTGAACGACGGGTTATAATCAATGACAGAGAAAAGAGTGGTACGCATCACCAGTTGCTGCCACTCAAGATAAGATATCTCATTTCCCTCGTTACAATAAAGTATATCACGTTTCCTTCCTCTTATCTTCTGCTCATCATCCGTGGAAAAGAACTCCACGAATGATCCATTTGGGAACGAGTAAACCATCTCCGACTTGTTCATGCACCTATTATCCCATATACGGAACTTATCAATCATGATTTCCTTGAAATCCCGGAAGACAGATCCCTTCAGCGCCGGTAATGTCTTCCTCACGATAGATAGAGACAGCTTAGGGTTATGAAGGATATACGCTATAAGGAATATCAATATGTTATAAGTCTTACTGCTCCTTGAAGATCCTTGGGCAGATATGATCTTATAACCGCTATCCAAAGCGCCTTGTACCTCCGTATATATCCTAGTCGTCTGTATCACCATTGATAACGTCCTCCCTCTTGTCAATAACCTGAATAGTTATGGATTTATCCTCGCCATCTATATTGACCTCCGATTTGACAGGCGCATCCCATCCCATCATCTTCGAAAGGCGATCCAAAGCGTCTATCTTGGAATACATCTTTACCTCAAAGCCCTTATCCGTACTTTTGACCGATTGGATAGCTAATTGGAAAGACAAAGGCAGTTTAGACAAATCTTTTATCAAGAAGATCACATAGTTCTTCCCCCTCTTGATTTGCAACATATCCACGACATTGGCCCGTGCGATATTCTTAAGGATATCAATAGCCTCGTCTTTGGTTATATCCGATCTTCTTTGTAAATCAGCTTGCAACTCTTTTACCCTTACCGCTATCTTACCGTTGGCTAGAAGCTCGCAAGCCCTTATATTAATAGTCTCGGGTCTCATATTCTCGCAAGAATAAGCACGCCTATACGCCTCGGAAGCATTGCCTGATTCCAAGTAATAATTACAGAACTTCTCTTGCTTGATTGTCAATTTCATATCTTTGCCTTGAATAAAGATCAAGACCAAAGTTATGTCATCGATATTTATGGTCATAAATAAAGAAAGGGCGATTCGTGACAACAGGTAGAATGTCAC